CGGCGGCTACGGTGCCATGAGCGGCAACGTATTCGGCGGGCATTCCGTCGTCCACCAAAACCAAACGACCATTCCAATAGCCGATTGGCAAAGGCTTTTCGATTCCAGTGGCATCAGTGTATTTCAAGAATGTGAGTAGCTTGAGACTTTCCAAATGCGCCGAAACGGCACTGTGCATTACGCACAAAGTAACATTCTTCATGTTGTCACCACAAGCCTTTTGAGCTACGGTGTTGAGAGAAGAAACGTTTACTTTGTTTGCCGCAAAGCCATCAACGGTACCAGTGGCTTCAGAAATGTCCAGGGTGTGCGAGTTTACGAATTCGAGGCCCTTTCCCGAAGCCATCGAGAAAATGCCATTGAGGATCGAAATAACAGTAGCTTGTTTTTGCTTTGTCCAGAATTTTACGACCTGTTGGGCCACCTGGGAAATGAAATCGACTCCACTCGTGATGTCGAATGTAAAATCACGTTCTGTCCAGCCATGCATACGGCCAAAGACCGTTACGTCTTGGGACATGGAAGCCAAAGTGTCGGTAGTGATGTCGGTGGCACCGTCGTAGTTGTCCGGCTCGCCCGCGAGAACGCCGTGCATCGGGATTGACGCAAAAAACGTTCCAGAAGTTGCGGAGAACGCGTCACGCACTTCTTGCGAAGGCGCAAATGCCGCGCTGGCAATGAGTTCGTTCTTTGTGAGGTCGGGGGCAACGAGGCCGGAGTAAACTCCAAAAGCCTCGCTGTTAAAATCTTTACTGTCAAATTTTGCTTTTGCAGTCATGATAAAATCCTTTGATAATTACTTTTTTCCTGCCGCTTCCTGAGCCGCTTTGATGGACTCGTAGGTAGTCGCTGGGAGTTGTGGCTGCGTCCCGTGAGAGGTTACCAGAGCCGCTCCGCGAAAGACTGGAGCAACGGGTGCCGCTGGGGCCGCAGGTTTTGTTTCTTGCTCAAAAAGAAAAGCGTTATCGCCCTTCTTAAATTCTTCGATCTGTTCCGAAAGTCCCTTCGGATTTCCGTCGTCGTCCCAAGTCACTTTTTCCCAGTCGATCACTGCGCGTACTGCTTTCGAGTTTTTAGCCTTCGAGGCTGCAATTATGGCTTCGGATCGAACGTCCTGGATCTTTTGTTTGTAATCGGACGCAATTTTCTCTTGCGCTTCGGTGATTTCTGTTACCTTAGCTTTCAAAGATTCATTCTCAGGGGCGAGCTTTCCAAGTTCTGTGATCTGCTTGTTAAGCCCGTCTATCTGTGTCTTGAGTTCGTTCTTCGCTGTGTTTACCTCATCAAAACGAGCCTTTGGAATAAAATCTTTCACAGAATTTGTGTGTAATGTGAGGATTTTTTCGGCCTGTTCATCAGAAATACCGAGCGAGATCAGATCTTCTTTTTTCATGTTTTCTCCAGTAATTATCATTTATTTACGAGGAATGCCCTCGATTACTTTGTACAACAATATAACTATTTTTCATTTGGTGAGCAATTTTTTATTCTTTTTCCACTCAATCCAACCTAAAATCTTTGATTTAGCATAAAATAATTTTGAACGAACTTTGAGCCCTTTCTCATTCATCAGTTCATAAATTAGTTTGTCTGCAAAATCTTTTTTCACTCGCTGAGTGCGGTAAAAGAACCTATGGAGGATAAATTCAGTGACGTAACCATGCTTTGTAAAACGATCTATATTCTCGTCTAGCCTGAATTTAGACGGCACCACAAACCATCCTTTGTGTGTAAAGAAATGGATCGGTGCGCACAAAGTAATTGAGATGTGGCCTTTTTCATCCGTGAATTGCTGATACATTAGGATGCCGAAATGTAGGTACCCGTAAAATAAATAAAATCACCAAGAACGAGGTCTGCACCCAGCTTAAGCTCCAATTTAGACGCGTCGGTACTTTCCTGAAGCAAAACGCACTCGTGGCTCTGCAAGCCCGTTGTGCTGCTTAAATCATGGCTTGAAACAGCAACGAGACCAGCGGGGATAATGGGACGTGGCAATGCAGCTGTCAAATTGAAAATAGCGCCAGCCACGCCGTCGGGACCCTCGGAATAGACAATGTAGGCGTGAACCGTTACTTTGTTTCCAATTTTTTCGTAGCCGCCACCTTGAAAAGCGAAAGCACCACCAGCTAGGAGTCCTCCAATCGTAGTCCATGGAGTGAGCATCGAATCTGCAATTTTTAACTCTTGACCAGATCCAAAATCAAGTCCAGCTCCTGGATTTACCGCTACATTTCCATTTACGTCCAGTGTAATGCCATTTCCAGCCCCAGGCTTGATTGATTCCACTACCCATTTGTTGCCAGCGATAGCTGTAAGGCGTACATATTCACCCGGCTTGACAAAGTACGTCCGATTACCGTAAATGGCCGTACTGACTATTCTAAGTGGCAAGCAAGTCAAATCAGAACCGAAATACACCACCAGTTCAGAACCTACGGTGTAATCGGTTGAATTTGGGATAAAGTAACAAACTGAGGTGCCGAATCCGGCAGGCTGTACAATGTTAATCGCTTTGATCTGGTGTCCAGCCGCAGTCGTAAGCGTACTCAAGGCCCAATTGTACTCACCAGTAGTCGCACCAGTGTGTGTAGGGCTAATCATGCCTGGGAATGGGGAAACGTCCTCTCGGAGGCCAGCAAGTAGGTCTCCATGCGTGTCAATGATTTCATTTACTTTGTCCGTAACGTCAATCGGGAGTGCATTCGCGAGTTTTGCAATAGCCATAGAAACCTCTTTTGTCAAAATATACGTTATTTTTTCGATACAAACTAATCAAAAAGACATGAGATTAGGTTGTTTAATGCCTAAGAAGCCATACCTGAAAGCGTCCATAGCGTGATTATTTTCGTCCTCTGGTACCCCAGTTGGCACCCCAAAACGATCTCTCGCCATTTGGTACAAATTAATTTCAGTTCCAAAATTAACACACCTAGGGTGATAAATTATTTTATAGTTCTGGATCTTCTGGATGCCAAACATAATAGATCCTTTGGTGCATTTCTTGGCACTCGTGAGCCCTGCCTCTCGTAGCTCATCAATGCTCTTAGGTTCTGCTGCATCGGCGTGTATTACCTCTTTTCCGTAGCCCATACTGATAATCTTTTTAGCGAGCATTTGATTCGTGAGTCCTTTTTCGTATAGCTCATCGAATACATACAAATTCTTTTCATCCTCATCAAGTAGCATACAAATTAATGCGCTCGGGTCTACTGTGTATCCAAAGTCAAGCCCAAAGCCTGATTTAATGCCAGGCTTACGCCGCAGAGCATCAATGTCGAAAGATCGTTCCTCAAAGTTGTCGTAAACAAGACCTTCGATAACTCCCCATTCAGCAAGGCCAGCCACACGGTAACGCTTGGGGTTTCGGATTTTCATGTCCTCGAAAACTGCACGGTCAGCATCGTCCAGAAACTCGTTGCATTCGTATGTGGTCGATAGAGCTAATTTGTTTGCGGTGTTTGGAGTATCGAAAAAACGACGCTTCACGAAATGCTTTTCATTCCAGGGATTCATAGTCCCGGTAATGCGTTTAAAGAGCGGAGCAGCAACAGCACCACGGATAGACTCGTCCAAAATGTCGAAGTCCTCTTCCCTCGTTATTTCATATAGCTCCTCAAGCCATGCGAAAGTCAAAGCACCAACATCCACGGAAATTGAAGTCACTTTTAACGGGTCATCTAGACCCCTGAAGAGGATCTTTTGTCCTGTGGGTATGTATGTCAATTGGAGTGGCGATTTGCTGATGTGCCACCACTGCTCAACGCCTAGCCTACGAATCGCCCAAATTAAATCTGAGTAGCAAGAATTTTCAAGCGTTCTAAAAACTTTTCGGATAACCAGAGTATTCGACTCTGGATACTGCATCATTTTGACGATGTGCCACAAGGCTGTGGTCTTACTTTTTTTGCTTGCCCGCGACCCCTTGACAATGCAATAACGGCCTTGGAAGTGCCAGAAATCGGAGTAGCCAGCACCTACGATAGTTGGTAGGTGTATTATTTTTTTTTCTGGTTGATCGCGGACGATCAAAATTAGACCTCGGAATCACCCGACAAAACGACAGGTTGAGCGACGCACAAAGGATTCTCTTTCGACCCGACGGCGTTTTTCTGGAACATCCCGTGCTCCATTCCCAAAAGTTTCAGAGCATCTGTTTTGTCGAATAGCTTTATCTTTACCCCGTCACGTCCTTCAGAAACCTCTTTTACCATCGCTAAATCATCTGGCGATAAAGTGCTTGACTCTTTTAAAACAACGCCTGTTGGTCCCCAAGAAACAAAAGTGCTAATGTTTGCAAGTGCAATCCCTGATAATTCGGTAAGAATCCGGTCTTTTGAAGCATAGGTTTTTACGTCGACGATCTTTCTAGCCTCGGCTAGGTATTCTTGCACATCTTGGCGGGCTAGGTAACGCTTGCCATACTGTGCCGCGAAGCGGGGCTTTATACCAACGGCTTCGGCGGCTTTCGAGGCTACTCCACAGATAAAGAATTGCCTAGCAAAGTCAAGGGCTACTTGCTTAGATGCGCTTCGAGTACTTCCTGGCTGTTGTTTTCCCATAAGCAAAATATAACATTTTACAACACGAAAATAACTACAAAGCAACAGAATCCAACACTTTGCAACAATTACATACAACGTCGTGTTACTTTGTACAAAAAAAAGCCCACCGAAGTGGACTTAGTTTGTGAGTAAGCGTCAAGCCGTCATCATAGTTTCAGGTTCGCCCGCGTCGCAGGAAGCCAGTAGGCGCATCCTTTAGGCTTGATTTTCCAGTCTTTTTTCGGCCCTCTTAAAATAGCGGCACCATTCCCCGCAGACCACCATGCCTTAATTTTCTCTTGGCTTGCAATCTCGCTATCCTGTTTAGAATACAAATTATTTTTATAATAATTCGTCAATTTTTCTTTGACCCACAAAGCTGTTGTTTGGCTTTTCTTACTTGCCCGCGACCCCTTGACAATGCAATAACGGCCCTGGAAGTGCCAGAAGTCGGAGTAACCAGCACCCACGATAGTGGGTAGGTGTATTATTTTGTGTGCACTGCGCTGCTGCTCTTCCGTGAGTTTCTGTACCATGCTTGTTACCTCGTAGTTGCATTGTGACTCAGCATTGTTGTGGGTGCCCGGGGATAAACCAGACACCCACGTTATCCACAATGCGTGAGGATGGTAGGAAGATATAAAAATTCAGGACGACGTGCAACTTATTTTTTAGGTACTTTCGATATTTTTGAAATAATTTTTTTATTGATAAATCCGATTAGGTAAGTAAAGGCCTCTTCTGAGTCCAAAGATAATTTCATCCCGGCCTTATACAAAATATCAAAAGAAGCATGAGCAACCTCATGCGTTAAAGCCTCGTAAAAAGCAACCGATTCAATTTCAGGATTTTCCAACCGGATCAGTTGATTCCCATTTTCAAAACGAAAATTATATCCATTTCCGTAAGTTGATTTTTTGTTAAAATTTTCTGGTATCGGCTGACGCGTTGATTTAAGCCACTTCAAAAGCTCTTCATCGGATTGTCCGCAAGAAAAGAAAATGTAAACATTGTAAAGCTCAACCGGAATAGTGAAAAACATAAAGTTCCTTAAAAAAAATCCGCACGAACCAACGAGGATGGATTTACCGCGCATTGGAAATGTAGATAAATTTTGCGGAGCGTGTACTATCAATTTATAACTGAATTAATGAATTACTGGATTAGTGAGTGAGTGAGTGAGTGAGTGAGTATATGTATGTATGGTTATAACATCACTATAACAGTGTTATAACACAACTATAATAGTGTTATTTATTTTAATGTAAGAAAAATATAAGTATTAATTTGAGCCTTATAAATAAAGGCTTGGCAAGTATTGTTATATTTATTTTGTATGTATCGTATATTTTCATTATTTATTTTATTATATTCTATTCAACAAAAAAAAGGACTCTGTAAATGGATCAAAATTCAATTCAAAAAGACGAAGAAAAGTTTATCACTGATTGGGCAAACGACCCGATTTGCAGCGATA